TAAAAAATGAATCTTAGACCCTACCAAGAACAGGCAGTTGACTTCCTGTACGAGAACGACCGGGCCATGATCCTCGCCCCGGTCGGCGCAGGCAAGACCGCCATTGCCTTGTCGGCTATGGACGAACTCATTAGCAAGTGTCTTGTGGGCCGGTTCTTAGTGGTGGCGCCGCTGCGGGTGGCCGTCAGCGTCTGGCCGACCGAGGCCAAGCTGTGGGCCGAGTACCGCGAAGTGTCGGTGGCGGTCGGGACGCCCAAGCAGCGGCTGGCTGCGATTGAGGATTCAGACGCCCAGATCGTGGTGACCAACTACGACAACCTGCAATGGCTGGCCGACCATTGGAGCAGATGGTGGGGTTTTGACGCCGTCGTGTTCGACGAACTGACCCGGTTGAAGAACCCCTCCGGCGCTAGGTTCAAGGCTTTCAACAAGGTCATCACCGAGGTGCGTACCCGCTGGGGTCTGACCGGCAGTTTCACCAGCAACGGCCTGGAGGACGTGTTCGGCCAGTGCAAGATCGTCGATCAGTCGCTGCTGGGCCGCAGCAAGGGCGCGTTTCAGCAGCAGTACTTCTTCTTGGTCAACAAGGACTTCAACCAGTGGGAACCGCGCCCAGGCGCGCTCGAGCAGGTCATGGCGCGGATCAAGCCAGCCACGTTTGTGCTGGAGCCGGGCGAGTACAAGGACAAGCTGCCGCCGCTGCACACCGTGCCGGTGCGGTTCGACCTAGTCAACCGCCAGCCCTACGACCAGATGAAGAAGGAGTTTGTGGCGCAGTTCCCCAACGCCCAGGCGGTGGCCGTCAACGCTGGCGTGGTCACGGCCAAGCTGCAACAGATGGCGTCTGGGTTCGTGTACGGCGACTTGCCCGTCTGGTTCGACTCAACTAAGTTTGACGCCCTGGACGACCTGCTGGCCGAGAACCAACACGCCAACACCATCGTCGCCTACACCTACCGGGAGGAGTTGGCCGAACTCAAGCGCCGCTACCCTCGCGCCGTGACGCTGGACGAGCCAGACGCCATCGAACGCTGGAACGCTGGCAAGGTCGAACTGCTGCTGGCCCATCCTAAGTCTGCCGGGCACGGCCTTAACCTGCAACACGGCGGCAGCAAGATCATCTTCTTGTCGCTGCCCTGGTCGCTGGAACTCTACGAGCAGACCATCGGGCGCCTGCACCGCAGCGGCCAGCGGCATGACGTGTGGTGCTACGTCATGGTGGCGAACAAGACCGTAGACGAAAAGATATGGGCGGCGCTCCATGACAAACGCGCCATTTCTGACATTGCACTGGAGGCATTAAAGTGACCCGACTCACACAACTCAGGGCTAGGCTCAAAGCAGCCCAAGCCGAACTTTTGATCCGCACTCGGACGCACAATAGCGCGTCACGGGCTTACAACGAGGTGGTGGCGCGCATCGCTGAACTGGAGAAGAGAATTGATAACTTGGCGAAAATTTCAAAGTGAACTGCCCAACTATAGCGAGGCCGACCTGCTGGCGTTGCTGGATGAAGAGCAGACCCAACACCGCAGAGTGACCATGCTAGAGCGCATCCACCAACGCTACTGCACTTTACGCGCCAGCCGGGAGCGGCTGGAAATCTTAAAACATGGGCGGCAACCATGAACTGGGTCGCTGCGGCTTTGGTGGCCCTGGTCATGTCCACGGCCTACCTGCTCGACGGCCCGTCTGAGCATGATGCGAGAGTGGACACCGTGGAGGAGAAGATTCAAAAGCTCTGCGGAGAAAACGCAGGCTGGAAGATGCTGGCAGATGGGTCGGTGCAGTGTTTTACGCACCGTGGTTTTAAAACTAGAAAGGTGACATTGTGAACAACGATGATGACTACACGCTCATTGATGAGGTGGTGCATTACGGCACCATCATCTTTTTGGTCTTGATGACCATCACATTCCTTGGTGTGGTGGCTGGGTTTGTCTGGGGGATGCTATGACGCAAGACGACATCATCAAGCTGGCGCAAGAGGCTGGAATTACCATGTCTGTCAAGCTAAACCGAAATTTTGAAACCGAGTTAACTCTTACCATAGAGCAGTTTCGCTTTGCCGCCCTTGTTGCCGCAGATGCAACCCTTGCAATCAAGCAAGCCTTGGCACAGGAACACGCCCTACACGAATTGGCAAGGCTGGGGCAAGAAATTGAGCAAGAGCCAAGTGAATGGCGCGACATGATAGTGGCTACCCTAGTCCGAGAGGGCATCAACAAGCACAAAGCAAGGGAATTGGCTGATCACTTTGCAGCACAGCGCCCGTGGCAGGGTCTGACACCCGAAGAAGTAAAACGCCTTTACCCCTACGGTAGATCAGTGTTGTTGCGCGAAACGTGTGAGGCTATTGAAAAAGCCTTGAAAGATAAAAACACATGAAACCACAACATGGCCTGTCAACGACAGAAGCAATCAACCGGCTGATTCAGTTTGGGCAACTGAACTACGAACATAAAAAAGAACTTGGCGAGAACATCAACCTAAAACACTTAAATGCCGTGCTTCACAACTCACACTGGCCCTTTCCCACTGAGTTGCCACCAGCGCAGCCAAACAAGCCAATACCGTTCAACCCGCAAAACCATGAGGATGCGCCGTGGTGATGTCCAAACAAATCCGTGATGCCTTGGCCCAATCGCCTGATGGTCTGACTGCCAAGCAACTGGCGCTGATGCTAGACGCAGAGCCATCAGCAATCAACAGGTCATTAACTTTGATGCCCGACACCTATATTGATAGGTGGGAGAAGTCAAGAAGCAAATACGCAGCGGTGCATTGCCTAGCCTTTGTCCCTGACGATTGCCCACACCCATGACCCCCACCTTCAGCACATGGGACAGAGCCACACTGGACAAGTTCGCTATGGAAGCCTACCTGCGGATGCAAAAACAGCAAGACCAGCTAGAGCAGTTGCGGGGCGACCTCAAGGATGCTATTGAGGCGTACCGGGCGCTAAACAAAGGGTCTAGTTCCTAGCTTGTCAATAATGAGCGCCTGACGCCGGGGTTTGTCGCTGATGCTGATATGCGTCCAGGCGTCAAACTCGCGGATGATCTGGTCAAACGGTAGCTGGGTTGCAATCAAAGCGCGTACTACCTGATCGGGGGTCATTCCGGGAACACGGATGTCCGCAGCACGGCCCACTCGGTGTTGGGATGTATCCTTAGAGCCGACTGCATCGTTGACCGCTTTAGATCGGAAGGCGGAGTTGACCATGATGGGTTTACCTCCAAGCGCCACCTTGACCAACTCCAAAAACTCAGCCAGTCGTTGTAGATTTGCTCGTTCTGCATCATTTGGCGTATTGTCCAGGCTGCGGTGGTCGGTGTGGGTCAACTCGGCAAGCGTGAAATGCGGGGTCACTTTGATGCTACGCCGTTGCTTTTATCCAAACTTCTTAGGCCACCCAGACCAAGCAAACCAATCAAAACTTGCGTTGTTAACGTGGTGTCAATTACAGGAAAGTTCCCGGCGTAATGGAAAATTACAACTGCAACAAACCGCATAATTGGTTCAAATAAAGCGGCATACAACATAGCCATGCCACATCCCCACAGGATAAAGGGCCGAGCGCCGCTGACAAACACGCTGGGGTTGCTGGCCTCGGCCTTGTTGATCTCGGTCTGGGCAGTCATCGCCGCCAACTCACCACTTTGTTGCAGCTTGAGCAACTCCAGACGTGCCGCATCTTGGGCAGCAGGATCAGGAATCAGCTTGTCAATCAGCTTGCCGCCGATACCAAGGATAGCGTCAAGTCCAATCATTTTGTGTCCTCATCATCATGTGATAGTTTTACGCCAGCAAGCAGCCCAATAAACCCGCCAACGATAGTTTGAAACGCTGGGCTAATCAATTTAAAAATTTCGCTGTTGTCTACTTTTTCATCAAACAGACCAATCATCAACACAGCCACCATGCCAAAAACAACAATACACAAGGTAGCACTTACCATCAAGGTTACGGCAAATGTTAGCTTGGCTTTCATGGCAAGTTACCGCCCACGGGATAAGCAGAACCAACAGGCGCAGATGTCACCACACTAACCCCCACAGGCACTACAGCGCCGTTCCAAGGGCTTTCATTGAGTGGGCCAAGGCAATCTGCCAGCGTAGCGCCGTTGACTTTCTTAGGCCTGATAGTGCAGGGGTAAGACCACTGATTTGCCATGCCTCCATCATTTGCCGTGGTGACAAATGTTCTGGGGGTAGCTTTGACCACCGCCCAAGACGGGGCTTGCGGGTAGTTCATTTCGGTTGAGAACAGTGACCAGACCATGTTTTTGCCTGCTGGTGGCTTGCAAGAACCAATTAGGTTGCGGTCACCTACTGACTTCCCGGTCAGCACTGGACATACGGACACGCCCTGCTGAAACGTTACGCCGTTGATAACCATCGTCTTGTTGGTTGGCGTTGTTGGACTGGCGGCGCAGAGCGCATATTTGCCGTTGCACATGATGAGCGCAGGTTCGGCATAAGCCGAGGCAGCAAGAACAAAAGGTAATAGGTATTTAATCATCTGAATGTCCCGTTGTTGATAGCGTCCATCATCGCCTTGCCGTACCTCTCCACCGCCGCCTTGGTGATGACGTACTCACCGCCCTGTAGCGCCCCGTAGCCATCGTCCGGCGCAGGCGCACGGCCCATCAGGTGCTGGGAGTGAACCATGCCGCCTTGGGCGTATTGGCCTTCACCAAAGCTGTTGGAGGTGTCAGGGCCACCAAAGCCTGCGCCATACCCTCCAAAGTTGCCGTAGCCACCAGCCATGTTTGCGGCTTCAATTCCTGTTGGCGTCAGTGATGGGGTTTGACTTTCAACTGGCGCTGGATTCAAAGACAGGGAAGAGCCGCCAAACATTCGCCCTACCGTGTCCATAAAACCAGAGGATTTTGGGGCAGGCATACCTTGAAATTGGTCGCCGTACAAGCCTGTGGGGGTTATCCCAGACGTGCCGGGTTGCGAACCATAGCCACCAACTTGCAGCCCAGTGCCGGGATCAATTCCACGGGCAACTGAGTTCTGATCTGCAACGAATTGCGGAAACATTGCGCTTTGCGCTTTTATTGCTAACCCTATTCCGTGGGGTGCAAACCCAGCGGCTTTCTGACCAAACTGCGTTGCCGCCGCCATCGGGCGG